CAGCCTCCAAAATATATTTCTGTCCAGCGAGTGTTTCCAATGTAGTATTCGCTGGGATACTTACATTCTCTAAAAGTTGAAATGTAGCATTAGATGCAGAACTATCTGTAAACTGAACCTGTACTGCTACAGCGTTGGTTGTCTTGTTTGCAACTGCAAGTCCAAGAACAACAGTCTGTGTACCAGAAGGACAGGTATATAATGTTGCATATGAACCATTAGATACGTTTGCCAATGCTGCGTTTTTAAAAGTGTTCGCCATGTTTTTTTCCTATTTATCCTAAAGCAATTGCCAGAGCTGTTGCATCATCCTCTGGGTCAAACGATAAGTCCACCTTTTGAACTGTACCGTTAGCAATCTTTGCAGAAGTGATTGAACCATCTGCAACAGTATTTAGTGTGTTAACACCATTTAATTGAATACATTGAATGTTATTTGTTCCAGCTGGTGGAGCAGAAGTAAATGTTAATACGGCACCAACAACTGTGTATGCATATGAAGAACCATATCTCTGATACACATTGTCTACAAATACAGCAAAGTTATGAGCATTATTTGCAGCAGGAGCTCTTGTCAACGTAAATGTAGTATCAGAACCATCACCATTAAACTCATCTATGTGTGTGGATGAAGTAGCAGAAGTTGCAGTAAGAACCTCATTACCAAGATAGACAATAGAGATTCTACCATTAGCATCAGGCGCCTCTGAGAATGTAATTACTGGTTGTCCAGCATTATTATTTGTTGAGTATGAATGTTCTGGTTCTTGAACGACACCATCCAGTACAACCAACAAAGAAGTTGGCACGGCCATATGGTCAAGATTGAACTGTGTGGTTGTACCATCACCTGTCAATACTTGTCTATCGAATACTCCGTATGTAGGACTTGCTCCAATATATGCCATTATCGTTTCCTATTTCTTTTTATTTAGTCTGCATCTGCAATTGTTAAAGTGCCTGCTTCCACTTGACGCATAGCTTCAACGTAAGTTGTATTACCAGTGTCTTTTGGAACAACAGTTTTTACCCCATCTACTGTTGCCAAAAATCCTACGATTGGGGGAGTTTCTCCATTTGGAATAACTGGGCCTCTTGACCATTGTGCATTTTCTATAATCATTTATAACTCCGAACTAGCTGTTATTGTAGTAGTACCATAAGAGTAAATCTGCATAACACCATCATCAGTAAATCCCGAATACCCATCACCAGAATTATTATAAATTTGAAACCAATCTGGGGATGCATACGACCTTAGAACACTTCCGAGCGTGACGTAGTTTGCAGTTGCGTTTGTAGGCCCAATAGTGCCAGATGTATTTCCTATTGCTGGAAAGGTTATATTTGGAGTGCTTCTTTTTTTTGTTTTGAAAAACATAGGAGAAGCATTAAATTGAGCAGTACTATATGAGTTACCTGTAACAAAATAACCAGTAACATTTATTTCTTCATAATATCTCTGACAAAGCGCAAGCTCTTCTCCAAATGAACGGTGCTCAAAATCTGTCGCCGAACTGCTAACCTCAAGCTGGACGCCTGTAACATCAAAAGTAGCAGAACCTGTACTACGCCAATTTTGTGCGTAGTCAGTAGCCTGACTAGCAGTATCAAAGGTTGCCCATTGATTATTTGTAAACCCACTAGCAACAGTATTGTTTGTTCCAAGGTGAACAGCAAAATTAACAAACATACCAGCACCATTATCATTATTAACTGTATTTCCAGCAGCGCCAGGAATAGTCTTGGTTACTTTTGTCCAAGTGTTAGCAGATAATACGATTGGACTAGTATAATTCTTATCCCCATCATATATGTATAAACGCAGATTATATGTTCCTGCTAAACTACTTCTTACCCATGCAGACACAGTAATAAAACTGCTAGAAGAAGTGCTATCCCATCCAGAAGTTGCTAAATTTTGTGACTCAATAACTTGATATATTTGTAAACTATCGGTTGCCGCTGTAGACCCAGCAGCAGTATTTGTTGCTCTTAGAAAATTTCTATGTCCTTCATTGTAAGGACTACCACTTGTCAATGCTTGTTGTGACTGCGTGACTGTTCCACCACCATAACCATTTATCCATCTATCTAAAGAAGTATAACCATTTGTAGTACCAGATGCGCCTCTTTGGGCCATTTGCATAGCGCCGTTGATAATAATATTTTTACCCCTACCAACACCAGTTGTTTTTACTTGTGTAACTGCACCGTCAGCAACACTTGCAGTTACAACGGCGTTATCAGCAAGTTTTGCAGCCGTCATCTGCGGCAAGTTTCGCAGTTGTTATTGAACCATCTGCAACATCTGTAACTGCAATGGTTGTATCTGTGTTAAGAAGTTCTGCTATATTTTTTGAATTACTGGGCATTAGATTTGATACCTCACCATTAGTTCTGAATTATTTACTGGTGCAAAAGTTGTTGTTAATACCGCTCCACTAATTGCATAGTCTGTTGTAGGTTTCAATGCGATACCATTGTAAAATACAAATGCACTATTAGTTGGAACACCACTATTACTCAGAGTAAATGTAGTATCTGAACCATCACCAGTAAAACTGTCGTAAACGTAATCTGGGCCTCGGCGCATTACACCACGAATACCCATATGTTTTACTTCAATCTCTGTTCCATTTGCTGGGTTTGATGTGAATGTGACAACATTACCAGATACACTATAGTTTGTTGTTGCCTTCTGCAAAATACCGTCTGCAAAAACCATTACAGAGTTTGCGACTGCTGGGGTTTCACTTAAAGTAAATGCGGCAGTTGAACCATTGGCAGTAAATGCATCTGTAGTAAATGTTTTTAAGTTTGATGCTAATTGATCTGCACCAACTGAACCTGTAGGTGGTTTCATTGATGTAGAACCGATACCTCTATGAATTACATAGATAGATGCTGTCGAAGCAACTGCTTCTGTAAACTGAATAATTCTTGGTTGAGAAGATGCGTTTTCGTGAATTAAATAAGCAACGTCTGGTTCTTGAACCACGTTATCTAGAACTACATGAAGGTTTTCAGTATTTGCACCGTCAACATCAGTGTCTAGTTCTTTTGCATTTGAGTATGTAGTACCACCAACAGAAATATTGCCTAATGCAGAACCAAGAAAATCTTCTTTCTGGAATGCAGCCGATATTCTGTTTGGAGCTGATACACCAATATATCCGTCAGACATCACTTACCCCTTATGTTACATCTTGTAGAATTGACGCAACTACATCTACTGTTGCGGCAGAAGCGTATACTTGAATTTTATCATTACCGTTCAAAACAATCTTCTGGCCCGATACGGCTTTCAACGCAGAACCAACTGGAACTGGAGCATTCTTTACGAGATGATAACTTGCAGAAGCAGAACTATCTCTAATAAGAACGGTAACAGTTACAGCAGATGTTCCTGTGTTCGCAATATCAAGTTCGATAAGAATTGAATTAACAGCAGATGAACCATCATTAGCAGTATACACATCTGTAGGTGAACCACTATTAGTGGATACACTTGTTGCAAATGCGTTCTTAAAATTATTAGCCATTCTAATTCTTCCCTTTTATAGTATTATTTATATTACTTATCCAAGTGCAACTGCCAATGCAATTCCAAAACCTTCAGTGGCTATTCTACCACCAATTGTAGGAAATGTCAATGTGCCAGTCATTGTTCCACTTGAATCTGTAATTGCACCATTAATACCAATACCAGTATTCAATGATGAAAGTTTTGTTGCCCCGTTGAATTGAACATCAACACCTGATGTTGCATCAACTTGAGTCCTATTGTTACTATCAATTTGTAGATTGCCAGTACCATTGTGAACTACTTGTGAATTATTACTATCATGGAATATTTGTAAATCATCACTTGTGCCAAATTTAATTCTTTCACTAGCCGCACCTGTAGAATCATCAAAGTCAATTACCGTAGGAAAGAGAACAGAACTGAGTCCTGATTCTAATTCTTTAATTGCTTCGATAACATCTGATACTGCGTTTCCATTCACAGAAGTAGGTAGATTACTGATATCACCGACATCAGTAGCAAGTTCATTGAACTCAACTCTCCACTCTTCAAATGTAAAGGTAGCTGGTGCGTTACGATCTGCCATTATTTTCTATCCATTAGTTGCATCAATAGAGATTTGATTTCGTGCATTTCACACTTTAAAGTATTTATCTCTCTAACTGCATCCCTCAATTGATCCTTTTGTTTCTTTTTATTTTCCATCATCTTCATGTAACTAGTATAAGTTGATGTATCAGTATTAATAATTGCATGAGACTTTTCTTCTCTTACATATTCACTGTGTCCTTCTACTTTAATATACGTCATAGTGCAAGAGCCAATACTCTGAGATTTTTAATTTTTGGAACTTCTACAGTCGAAGTAGATTTAAACTCAAACTTTACGGCCGCAGTAGAAAATGCATTTAGTCCAGAAATTGTATGTTCTCTTTCTCTAAACAGTTCTCTATTTTCATCTGGATTATCAGTTACATCAGTATTAGATAATACATATGGAATATCATCAAAGTTTCTAGGATCACCCTCTTCAGCAATCTTATA